GTTTCAGATGGTCATGGCTAGTATTACCGGTCCGGTGATAGCTGTTGTAGCAGTAATTGCCGTATTGGTAGCTGCATTTGTACATTTGTGGAAAACCAATGAAGATTTCAGAAATAAAATCATAGGTATCTGGGATGGTATAGTAAATAAGTTCAAAGAAGCTGGTCAGAAGATAACTGATGCAATCAATTCTTTAGGCTTTGACTTCTCTGGTTTAGGTGAAGCTATATATGCTGCTTGGGATTGGATTTGTAATGCTCTTGCTCCTATTCTGTCAGAGATATTTGCCAATATTGGTAGATTGATTGGGGGAGTTGTAGATATTGTAGTAGGAGTGGTTCAGGTTATCTGTGGTATTATTAAAGGCTTTAAGGATGGTGATTGGTCACTATTCATTGAGGGTCTTAAATCTATCTGGGATGGTTTCTGGGCTATTGCAACTGCTCCTTTTGTAGTAGTATATAATGTACTTACTGAGTATCTTGCTAAGTTTGGTTTAACGTGGTCTGATGTATGGAATGGTATCAAGGATTTCTTCTTTGGTATCTGGGAAGCTATCAAGACATTTATTAGTAATGTACTGAATGGCATAAAGAATTTCTTTGTAGGTATTCTTAATGGTATTCACAATGCTTGGGTGTCGGTATGGACAGCTGTAAGTACATTCATCAACACTACACTTACAAATATTCAGACGTTCTTTACTAATGTATGGAATGCTATTAAGAATTTTGTAAGTAATACTTGGGATAGTATAAAGACTAAAATCTCAACTACATTTGAAGCAATTAAAACGTTTATAACAACTACATTACAGGCTATTCAAACGACAATGCAGAATATCTGGAATGCTATTAAAACGTTTGTTATCAATACAGTAGAAGCAATAAAGACACAAGTGAGTCAGAAGTTCGAAGCGTTGAAGTCTGCAGTTACTCAGACCATAGAAAATCTGAAAACTGCAGCACAAAATAAATTCAACGAAATGAAAACCAATGTTACTAATACCGTTGAGAACATAAAATCACAGGTATCAAGTAAAATGACAGCTATGAAAGATGCTGTTGTTCAGACAATATCGAATATGGCTACCTCAATCATCAATAAGGTGAAAGAGATTTACAATGGTATCGTAAATACCTTTAGTAATATCAAGTCCAAGATGGAAGAGGTTGGTTCAAATATTGTCAATGGTATCTGGCAAGGTATAAGTAATGGTTGGGATTGGTTGAAGAATAAGGTGGCTGATTTAGCTAAGTCGTTATTGGATGCCGCTAAAGATGCTCTTGGTATTGAGTCACCATCAAAAGAGTTTGAGAAACAGGTCGGTGTTTTGTTACCTCCTGGAATAGCAAATGGATTTGCTAAAGCTTTACCTGCAGCTATGGCTGATATGGAAAGTGAACTTGATGATGGTTTGAGTGAGTTTGATGTTAGAGACATTGATATTGTCGGTTTGTCAAATTCATTTATGACTGTAGTAACTGAAGTAACAGATTGGTTCACATCAATTGAGGAAAGGTTAGCTCAAACTGTAGATGCAGTAAAGGCAGATATAGCTAATCTTATTGGAGTAGGTCAGTTGGTTCTCAATTCTGACGGAACCATTAGTGGTTTGGTTATGAATAGACCAAGTGATAGTCTGGAAGTAAATACTCCTGGTAGGGGTAATAATTCTGGTAATGGTGGAGAAACGATAAATAACTTCACATTCTACTCTAATGAGTCGATTGATGAAATAAAGGCGGCTAAGCTCTTGAAAGAAACACAGAGAGATTTGGCTGAGGGCTTTTAACATTTGTAGAAAGGAGTGAGTTGAGCGATGGTAGAGAATATCACGCTAAAGAATACCAATACGTTGGCTCTACTTGAGCTCGATGTAGTAACAACTCCATATTACATACTCGATAAGGTTGATTGGGGGCAGATTGAAAGTACGCATCATTCATACAAATATGTCAATCAGATTGGTGTATATGTAACCGGTACTTCTCTTGAAACGAGAGACGTGGTAATAACTGGTTGGATAATTGCTCGTACTGAAAATCAGATGTCAGAACGAAAGAAAATGCTCAATCGTTTTGTCAATCCCCAACAGCTAATCGAGCTGAAATATAAAGAGTATGTTTTGGAGTTCTTACCGGATAAGTCAATAAAATATTCAGCTACAATAAATGACAATAATGAAGTTATTTGTAAGTTTGAAATTGCCGGTGTGGCTCCAAATCCTCTATTCAGAGAGAATACACAAAATAAAACTGCAGCAGCTACAACGAGAGGTATGTTCCATTTTCCTTTGATTATCGGTTGCGGTAATGAGGAGCTTGGTAATGCAGATAATCTCGATAATGGCTATCCAACAATCATGTTTGGTTTAAGAGAGCCTTCGTTGATAGTTGATGTTTATAATAAAGGTGCAGTATCTGTTGGTATGGAACTGGTATTCAGAGCTACAGGTACAATGAGTAATCCATCATTTATCAATGTTCGTACTCAGGAGTATTTTAAGATAAATAAAACATTGGTGGCTGGTGAAGAAATACGAATAAATACAAACATTGGGGAGAAGAAAATCGTAGGTACTTTGAATGGTGTTTCAGCAAACTATTTTAAGTATCGTGATTTGGATAGTTCTTGGTTACAACTTGAAGTAGGTGATAATCTTTTCAGGTATGATGCTGATAGTAACTTAGATGCTCTTGAGTGTTATGTATATTTCTATAACAGATATTTGGAGGTGCAAGAATGCTATTAGATAAAAAAATCCAAATATCTGTGTTTCAGATAACAAATACAATATTTGAGCCAATTGGTGATTTATCACAGTTCACAAGTATTATTTTACCGGATGCTTTTAATGGGTATGGTAATTTTGAATTGTGGGCACCGATTATGGATGATAATTCAGAGCTACTTAAAAAGGATAATATCCTTTGGGCCGGTGGTGAGAATGCATACATAATTGAGGTGGTAAAATCAACGGTTGACAACAAAGGTGAAAAGAGTTATCATATAAAGGGACGGTCATTAGAGCGTTTCTTGTGTGATAGAATTATATGGGGTGGATATACAAAGTCAGGTTATGCATCGACTATAATGTATGACATAGTAGATAAAAATTGTATCAACCCAACTAATTCAAATAGAAAGTTACCATGGCTGGTTAATGCAACAGATTTGCATTTGGGTAATCAAATATCCCAGTATCAGAAAACAGGTGGAGAGGTATATGATGCTTTAACAAATTTAGCTTCTGATAGTGATATAGGTTTCTCTATAATATTTGACCCACGAAATAAGCAGCTTATTTTTGAGGTAAGAGCTGGTGTAGATAGAACCGTTGATAATATATCAGGTAATGACCCTGTTGTTTTTAGTACAGACCTTGAGGATATTTTATCAAGTTCATATTATTCAAACAATGAGGACGAGAAAACGATGTGTTTGGTACAAGGTGAAGATAGTGGTTCTTCTCGTAAATCAGAAACAGTAGGAGCTGTCAATGGTGTTGGTTATAATCGTAGAGAGTTATATGTAGATGCAAGAGATTTGCAATCAGAGGTTTATAATGAAGATGGCACAACAACTTCACTAACAGATGCTCAATATAGAGCCACTCTGGTACAAAGGGGCAAAGAAAAATTAGCCGAACATGTGGCAACCGAAACTTTTGATGCACAGATAAGACAGTTTGGTGATGTTCAATATGAGTTCGGTGTAGATTATGTCAAGGGTGATAAAGTTACAGTTATAGATAAGCAGTTGATGATACAGGTATCAGCTCGTATAACTAGTGTCGAAGAAGATTTTAGTGATGAGTATGCTTTGATACTCACATTCGGTTATTCATATCCTACCATTCTTTTGAAGGTAAAAAGAGCTATAAGTTAGGAGGTGAGATTAGATGGCTCAGGAATGTGGATTTTTTAATGCTCAGTTAGTGGGTGAAGAATATGACCGAGTATATCTTGCCGAACAGTTTGCAGCTTATTTTGCCAGCTTTATAGGGAATGGTGTATTTGGTAGTTCAATGCAGCAGTTAGAGGTGGTAGCTCAGGATGCATCTGATATGTCTGTAAAGGTATTATCTGGTCAGGCTTGGATAAATGGTTGGTGGTATAGAAATACCACAGCATATACATTACCGATTTCTGTTGCAGATGGCGTAATGAATAGAATAGATGTTATAGTCCTCAGATGGGGTAATACAGAAAGAGATATGTGGTTACAGGTTATTGAGGGTACACCATCAGCAAATCCTGTAAAACCAGATATAAGGCGAGATGCCGATTATTATGATTTACAACTTGCATATATAACAATACCGGCTGGTAGTTTACGGATTACTCAGGCACAGATAACAGATACGAGACTTGATAATTCTGTTTGTGGTCTTGTTACAGGTGTTGTAGACCAGATTGATACAACCGATTTGTATAATCAGTTTGAAACATATTTTGAAGAATGGAAAGCTAATCAGCAGGCTGATTATGAAAGCTGGACAGCCGCTAAGAAGGCAGCTTATGATGCTTGGGTCGCAAACACTCAACGTCTTTATGATGATTGGGTTGGTGATAAGCAGAATGAGTATACAACATGGACAGCCAATAAAATGGCAGAATATGTTACCTGGGTTGCTAATATGCAGTCTGAATATTCTACCTGGGTTGCTCAACAGATGCAAGAGTATACAGATTGGATAACTGACCAGGAAACAACGTTTGATGAATGGGCAGATGAACATCGTGATGAATATGATGCCTGGATAGCTGCTCGTCAATTAGAGTTTCAGAGTTGGTATAATACTCATACTACTAATTGGGCAAATGATTTTGAAACCTGGTTTGAAACTATTAGAGGCCAACTCGATGGAGATATAGCCGGTAGTTTACAAAATCAAATAAATGAGCTTAATGCTGTAGTTACAAATCTTGAGGGAATGTTATTTGCTGGATTATTATATTTTCCCGCAAGTACAGATAGTAGAGATGCTATAGTAACTAATGACGGAGCTTATTTATTATTTACTCAGAGAATTTGTAGATGTAATTAAAAGAAAGGAGAAATACAAAAATGTCTACTATTAGTGGAGAAACAAAAAAGATTTCAGAATTGCCTTCCGCTCAGAATTTAGTAGCAGAAGATATGCTTGTGGTTGAGCGTCAGGTTGGTGGTACTGAGAAAATGACCTATGGTGAAATGGTTGAAAAGGTAACAGAGGACGTTCTTGCTTCTGATGAAGTATCAGGTATGCAACAGACTATCACCGGTCATACCCAGCAGATTAGTTCTTTGGGCCAGACTCAGACACAACAGGGACAGGCACTTAGTTCTCTTGGTGAAACTGTGACATCACAGGGAGAAACAATTGCTTCTCATACGCAGAATATCAATTCGCTTGAGACGAATAAAGAGAATAAAGCCACAGACCCCGATGAACTTGGAGAGGGTTATTTGTACAAGAATGAGGATGGAGATGTTATTCTTGTAGAAGGTGGAGGTTCTGGTGGTTCTCATTTTAAGTATGGAATTACATTTGATAACGGAGCAGATGGCACCCCTTCAAATGTAACATATATTGAGGATTGTGTCGGATTTACACCCGCTTCTGGTGCTAATCTTGGAAGCTGGGGAAGTACGAGATTGTTGACGGAGTTCTTTAGACCTTGTGTAATTGGTCCCAATGATGATGCTCCTGTATATTATCTCAATCCGGCAGTATTGACTCAGAAGCTTGATGGAACATCAGCTATTCTTACAGGTGCAGACGGGGATGTAATGGTTCAGGTTAAGAAGTTGTATGGTAAGTTTGTAAATAATGGAACTTCAATTACAGCTTATATTTCTGACCAGAAAGAAGATGATACCTGGTTCTGCTGGACAGAGATTGATGGTGTTGAAAGAGAGTATGCTTATCGTGGAAGATATATGGCCGGAGTTGCTTCTGGTGCAGGTACGGTAATGAGGTCTATATCTGGCGTAAGTAAGTTGGTAAATATTACCAGAGCTAATGGTAGGACTTATGCATCAAATAGGGGTGCAAAATATCATCAGAACAATGTGTACTTACTGTTCTTATGGCAGTTTATGTATCTGCTCATGTATAAGAATAGGAACTCGCAGACGGCTCTTGGTCAGGGTAGAACAGCTTCTTCAAATACATCTAACGTGGCTACGGGTTGGTCAAATAACTATGGATGTTGTTGGGGAGACCAGGGAGGAGTTAATGGTTGTGTATTCCTTTGGGTCGAAGATTTTTACGGAGATACTTGGGAATGGGTTGATGGTCTCACAGTAGTATCAGATACCTATAAGTTAACCAAATATCCGAGTAGGTATAATGATACCGGTGAAAACTTTGAAATATCTGTTGCTTCTGGTCTTACGGCTTCAGCAAATAATGGTAGGTATGTATCAAAGATGACCGGTACAAATGTAATACCTTTCTTACCTGCTGCTACTGGAGGTAGTGATAGTACTTACTATTGTGATTATTTCTGGTTAGCTGATAGTACCCAGGTTGCTATCTTTGGCGGCGCTTGGTTTCATGCGGCTAAGGCCGGCGCCTTCTATTGGGCTTTGAATTATTCGGCTTCGCATGCGGATGCGGATATCGGCTCGCGGCTTTGTCGAATAGCATAGTCTGTAGGCTTAGGAAGCCTGTAAACAAGCTATACGACATGTTTGTAACTGTTGGATAAAGGATGTGGGGTGACCTTTTTATTGTGATTGATATTGGATTAAAAATCATTTTTCAATCAGTTGCTAAA